AATGGCATCTAAATTAACAATACTATCAAAGCAAAGAGAGAAACTCGGTCATGGTGTAATGACCAAGGACTCTTTGAAATGGCTCGGTCAAAAGATTACCGAATTACGCAATCCTTCATTAATACCGTCTGCAATTAGAAAAGAAGATGTACGTAATGTTAAAAGCGTTCAGACCGGTGCAATGTATTTCTTCTATTATGACCCAAAGTTAAAAGAAGAGTTACCGTATTATGATAGATTTCCGTTAACATTGATACTTGAGAAGTACAATGACGGTTTTCTAGCATTAAATCTGCATTACTTACCGTTTAAATGGCGAGTGGCATTTATGGAAAAATTGGTACCCTATGGAACGTCTAAAAACAAGCTGGACGAGGTTGCCAGATTACATGTGACTTACGACATACTTGAGGCTACACGCAATCTGAGAGAGTTTAGACCCTGTATTAAGCGTTATTTGTACGACCATATGCAATCAAGAATATTAGCAGTACAACCAAACGAATGGGATACCGCTTTAGCGTTACCGATTCAGCAATTTAAGAAAGCCACGGCAAAAGAAGTGTGGCAAGATTCACTAAACGAGATAAGGAACTCATAGATGGCGTCATCAATCAGCAGTTTTATTAGTACTTTTGGCTCAGACGTAGCCAGAAAGTTCATGTTTGATGTGACGATACCAGTACCGCTTGCACTTTCAAGTTATGCTAGTACCGGTAGACAATTGACATTCCGATGCGACAATGCGATGTTGCCTGGTAGAAATGTGGCAACTACAGATAAGAAAATTGGTTCGGCTCCTGTTGAGAAGTTCCCATATCATACATCTTACAATGATGTTGTATTAGATTTTATTGTAAATGGTAACATGGGAGAACGAATATTCTTTGATGCTTGGTTAGATTTAGTAAACCCATCTAATGATTTCAACTTCAACTACAAATCAAGTTATGCGGTAGATATTCTAATTACGCAATACGACATGACCGGTAAGAAAACATATGAGACCAAATTAATTGATGCGTTCCCAACGACAGTTAATCAAATGGATCTATCATGGAATTCGGAAGATGTACATAGAGTTTCGGTAGACTTTGCGTACACATACTGGACAAATAACGCAATTAACCCACTAAGTGCAAGTTCTTTAACACAAACGCTGAAATCGGAATTTTTAAATTCACTATAAATTGATTGGAGATTATTATGGCATTGCCTAAGATTGATACACCAACGTACACGTTGGAATTACCATTGAGTAAAAAGACTGTTCTTTACAGACCATTCTTGGTAAAAGAACAAAGAAATTTGATGATGGCTCTAGAAGCCGATGATAAAGATACTGTCGAAAGAAACGTCAAACAGGTTTTAACTAATTGTACATTGTCAACAGACATTGATATCGATGAGTTACCAGTAACAGATATTGAATATTACTTCATTAACTTAAGAGCAAGGTCAGTTGGTGAGATTGTAGAAAACAAATATGTTTGTACAAATACAGTCGGTGATAGTCAATGTAACAATAAAATGGAAGTCAAATTGAATTTGCTTGAAGTTACTGTTGATATGCCTGAACAACCAGATGTAATTAAGTTAACAGAGACTATGGCTATTAAATTGAAATATCCTAGATTCTCTGTTATTTCAAAATTGGCAAAGAAAGAATCTGCTGTTGAAGTTGCATTTGATATTATGATTGATTCTATCGAATACATTTTTGATGGTCAGCAATATTATTATGCAGTTGATAGTACAAAAGAAGAACTCACTGAATTTATTGAGTCTTTGAATCAAGAACAATTCAGTAAACTTGAAGCGTTTTTTGAAAACTTACCAAAAATTAGACATCACATTGATATGAAATGTAGCAAATGTGGTTTTGACCATTCCATGGATATAGAAGGTTTAGAGAATTTTTTCGGGTAATGTTCGGCTATGATAGTTTGAAGAACTACTATATGACAAACTTCTCTCTCATGCAACACCACAAATATAGTTTAGCCGAACTCGAAACAATGATACCTTGGGAGAGAGACATCTATGTGACTTTGTTAATGCAATACATTGAAGAAGAAAATGAGAAAGCAAAACAAAGGAATAAGAAGTAACAATGCAAAACGAGTTATTCAACCAACTACTCTCTGAGAACCAATTAGGTGTTCTCTTAGAGCAAGGTGGTACTAATCTCACTAAAGCACAATTAGCAAAAGTCAGAGAAGCCGCTAAAGAGACGGCAAATATGACACTAGAAGAAGTGCAACGCAATGCGGATATCTTACGTGGTATTCGTATGGGTTCTGGTGGTCGTGAATCTGAGGTAATGAATAATTATACCGAAAGTCTTCAACAAAAGTTTGAACCTCAAAGAGTTGCAAAAGCAATGACCGGTAACTCTAAACTAAAAGGTAAGACTGACGATAAGATGGAAGAAGAACCTGAAGAAGAACCATACGATAAAAGAAAAGATCCATCCATCTCTAAAGTACCACCAAATACTCATATGAAACTCAGAAAGGGTGACTCTGAGGCTGATATTTTAGCAAAGATGTTAAACATGATGCAAGACAACTACGACAAGAAAAAGGTTCGTCAGTTAGCAGAAGACAAGGCTAGAAGTGAAATGGATTCTCAACGAAATGCTAGACACGATAGTTTATTAAATCTTTTTGGTCACGGTAAAACAAAAAAAGAAAAAGTTGAATCGCCATCAGAATTTAACTGGTTGAAAGTTGCCGCAGTTGGTGCAATTGCAGGTCTTGGTTTATTTGGCATGAAAGATGCACAAGCAAAGTTTAAAGAATTGCATAAAATTAAATTTCCTTCAGTCGATGATTTGATGGAAACTGCTAAAGTCGATATAGATAAGATTAAAAGTGGTGAAGATAGACCTAAAGTTGATTTTGCATTAGACATTGATGATTTACCTTTTAAATCGGAAGAATCAATTGCTGGTGGTACCGTTTCAAAAGATTTAATACCGATAATGCAAGCAGTTAAAAAGGGTCACTCTGATGCCATTATAACTGCCGCAAATGATACTTACCATCAAGAGTTAAAAAATAAACCAGGTGGTTATGTCAGCGGTCACACTCAAGGTATTGATATCGATGTAGTTATGAATGATATGAGTAAAGAGGGTGCCGCAAAACTACAAAAAGAATTCGCTGACCAAAACCTAAAAGCCAAAGTCACTTATGAACCACCAGATTTAAAACCCGGCAGTGTAAATCCTAGAGGTCACTATCATATAGAAGCCTTACAAGCATCTAAAGAAATGGTAGATATTTCTAAGATGGATAAAGAAAACACACCGGAAGCAAATACACCAACAAAGTTGAAACTTACACCTAAGCCATATACATTAGATAAGACCGATAAGACGGTCAAAGATATGCAGAGTAGCACAGGTCAAGCAAAATCACCGAGTGTTGTAATTGTTAATGAAACAACAAATGTAATGTCACCACAAGTGGTAAAGAAAATAATTAAAAAAATAAACCAAGATAATTGGGTTACTGATGGCGTACCACCAGCACTCATTAAACAATTTGGTGGGGGTACACAATAATGGATTACGAAACAGCACGAAGAGTTAGAGGTAGAAGTGTCAAAGACTTAACAATTCGAAACATTGAGATGGGTGGTAGTATTGTTGGCTCATACAAAGGTGCTGTGGGTGCCAAATTTAAAGCCGCCGCTACTCGTATACAAGAAAAATTTGACCCATTAAGATACGTTAGTATGCTCAATTCACCTTTGACAACTGCCATTGTTGGTCGTTTGTTTGGTAGAAAAGGCAGTACTATAAGATACTTTAATGAACAGCAAAGAGAAAAGCAACGCAATAAAGTGCATTATAGCAAAGTTGGTTCTGGTCGTGCAACACGTTTGAAAGTTGGCGACTCTACTGCTGATATTCTTGCCAAAATGCTCAATTTAATGCAGAAAGAGCATGATGAGGATTTGAAAAGATGGGAATTAGAATCTGAACATAATCAGCAAAGAAAAGAAGAAGAAGATAGAAGACACAATGCTTTGCTCAAAGCAATCGGCGGTGGTGTAGAAAGCCGTCCTGAAGAGAAAAAGGCTAAGGGTAAATCATTCTTCGAAAAATTCAAAGAAGAGATGGTCAAAATCTTTGAAACCATCAAAGAAGGATTTGTCAAAGCAACTAAATTGATACTTGGTATACTTGATGATATTTGGTTAGTCTTTAAAGATGTTCTTGAAGGTGTTTTAACTGTATTTGAGTTCTTAGGTAAACTGGTAGGACACATTGTGAATATGGTATTTGATGCTGTTTTAGGTGCGGTAAAATATATACCTGGCATTGCCGCATTAATTGAAGGTTTTAAATTATTCAAAAGTAAAATCATCGACAAATTAGTTGAGCATGAACTTACATTCAAGAAAATTTATGGGTTAATTACATCGTTATACGATTTTATAATTGAAAAAAGCACCGAAGATAAAGCAGAGAAAATGCTCTCAATGTTTGGTCCTTACGGAAAAGCATTGTCGGCAATTTTATCTAGCCAAGGTGGCTTGGATGTTTTTGAAGAACTTAAGAAAACGCAAAATAATGAAGAAAAGAATGAAGTTCTTAGAAAGTTCTATGAGAAACATAAAGATACTATTGGTGCAGACCCAAATTTAGGGGGTTCAATTTTAAAATTATTTGGTATGGATTTTGATGATTTGAAAAATACATTATCACCAGAAGAAGCCGAATTGAATAAAAAAGCAAGTTTGTCACATGCTTTTAGTTTTTCTGATGATATTAATAGTATCATGGGGTTCTTTGGAGATCCGGTAGATAAGACAAAGGAAGCGCAAGGACAAATTATTTCTTTTGGACCGGATGCATATCAATATCTAAAAGATTCTTGGTTGAATGGTAAGACCAAAGAAGAAGCGATGAAAGATAGCAAATTTATTGAATTGAAAGATAAATGGCAAAATACTACACTTTCACCTGCATTATCGAGAACTGGAATTGCTATCAATAATTCTGGTAATTTTATATCCGATGGTAAAATTATTCCGCCTGAAGATTTATGGAAAACATTTACCATTAAGAATTATAATAAGTTGAAGGAAGAACAAGGAGTGTCTGATAGCTCCTCTTTGCTGAAAACAACTACAGATTTATTCAAGACTGGTATTGATAAACTAGATTCGAAAAAAATGGATCTTGAGATGTCTCATGGCATCGAAACTCTACGTAGTAAGCAATTAAGTATTACACCGAATTTATCTGAAATGACAGATAAAATTAGAGGTACTTACAATGAAGTTTTCAATAAAGGTGATGTTGTTGTCAATAAGACAGTCAATAATATACCAGCACCACCGGCAAAGACGGAAGAAGATGACGAAACACCTGTTAGAACTACCGATCCTTCACTGTTGAGATGCCAAATGAATTATGCAGTAGCCTGCTAACAAAAAACCCACCTTGCGGTGGGTCTAAAACTCTCCAGAAGACACTTAAAAAGAAAGAGTTTTAATCTTCGATAACGAGTTCGTAATCTTCTTTAGAAACACCACACTCAGGGCAACCAACAGAGTCTGGTAAAGATGCATAATCTTCTTCAGAAAGAATGTGTCCACAAACTACACAACGGTAATATCTCATTGTAAACCTCCTAATACTGCTTGATATGCTTCAGCATGTTTCTTTTCTACTTTAGCAAGAGCCGCAAATCTTTTTTCCGCTTTCTTAAGAACTATTGCGAATTGCTCTGCATGTTCTTTTGATTCTGCAATTTGTTCCTCTAACTCTTTTTGCGCTTCTGATTTACCTTCAGAAACCGCAATAGCATGAAACTTGGGATACATTTCGGTAAACTCATACGTTTCACCGTCAATTGCTTTTTGTAGGCATTCTTTCGTAGAAGGTTTACCGATTAGCAATTCTAAATGACCCCATGCGTGTAAAATCTCTTGGTCTGCTGTATGTTCAAAGTGTTTTGCAACATCTTCAAAGCCTTCTTCTCTTGCAATCTTTGCAAAGTATCTATACTTGATATGTGCCATCGACTCACCGGCTAATGCACTTTCAAGACTATCTAACGTTCGACTCATATAAACTCCTTAGTTAAAAAATGATAAGTAATCTCAAGGACTACTTATCATAGTTTATCACAATTTCATATCAAAATCTAATTGATTTTTTCTATGAACGTTATTGTCTGGCTTAATCTTCTTCTGCCAAGCGTGAGAAGTAATCTAAGTCATCATCTTCTGCTACCAATTCAGCATCTTTGAACTTGGCTTTAGGAGCTTCTGCTTTGATTGTCTCAACGGTAGTCCTAGGTGTCTCAGAAACCCCTAGGACTTTGTCCAAGCGTTTCTTAAGGTCATCATAAGACTTGAACTCTTTATCACTTACAAGTACTTGTAAAGAGTGCTCAGAGTTATAAATCTTCTCAAGTTCGCTATCATCATTACTCAATGGTGCTGGTGATGTGAACTCAGACTTATCATAGTTCTGGTAACCATCAACTTTACGAATCTTCAATTTGAAGTTAGCACCTTTCCACAAATCAAATGGATCAAATGGTTTCTCATCAGGGAATGATGGGTTCCATGCCTCTACCAATTTTTCGTAGATTTTCTTACCGTATTTGAATAAGAATACTTTACCTTCATTCTCTGGATGTTTTGGGTCAGAAACAATGTATACATTCGATACGTAATTTAACTTACGCTTTCTATCTCTTGCTACTTGTTTATTAGAATCAATACCAGAGTTCCATAACAAACTATTGCTCTCACAAACAGGACAATTTTTACCTTGAGTTGTCAAACAATTATCGATTAACCAGCCACCAGGACCTTGAAAGCCGTGATGCCAGTATTTAACCCATTGTAAGCCATCTTCACCATCTTGCGGTGGTGTAGGTAAGAAACGAAGTTCAGCCATACCATTGCCAGCCTTATCGACTTCTGGTTTCCAAAATAGTTCTTTATTTGATGCACCATCGAATGAGGTGCCGAGTGCTTCAGCGGCTTTTGCAAGACGGTCTAGATTTGAACCTTCTTCCGCTTTTTTCTTTAGTTTAGAAAAATCTACCATATGTATTTCCTTTCGTTGTATACGTTGTATTTCGACTTATTTCGCATGTTTCATAATATAGTCTATTTATAAGAGTTTTTGCAACTCTTGTATTGTCTCTTTGGCACTTTTATGCCAAATAGCAATTCCACCGGCTTCAATCCAATCGTCAATAACACTTCTAGTGTCATCAATAATGATTGAGTCCTTATTCGCATATTTGTACTTGAGAGACTTACCAGGTACAAAGTGTCTTGGGTATTCAATACGGTGTTTCTTTAACCATACTGTTTTCTGTTCAGAGATTGTTTCATGTGAATCTTCTCGTGCAGAAGAAGATAGAATGTGTATAGGTGGGTAGGCTTCATCTAAGAACTTGATGAGTTCTAGCATGTCTTCCATAGGCTCTAGTGTCTCAAATTGTCGAGTCTCAATGAAGTGTGTAAAGTTCTTACCGAATGAGCCTTTACGTTCAGCCATATCAGTATGAATCTTGTACAACTCAATATACCGTTTTTGAAAGTCACAAATAACACCATCCATATCGAGGTAAATAGTTTCAATCATAATAAAATATCTTTCATAGTTTTCTTAAGGTCATCTCTATCATATTTTAAAAACGGTGTGTATTTTAAAATAAGAAGTTTATACTTCGGCCATATTATAGAATCACTTATCTTTTCACTCCACATCGGTATGAATTGCAGAAGACTCTCCATGACACATACCGTTTCAATTTTCACATCACCATGCATTAATTCTCTCAGCAATATCGGATACTCACCATTGTTAACATATAATAACTCTCTTGGTTCTTCAACCAAGTCTCTAAGATGCATTATATCTTGTTTGAAGTTATATGTCAATGCTTGATTTCTTTTTTTCCAGTCCAAATAGTTATCATGTGCATCATTCTCTAAAAGATTACCTGCCCACTTAACATTAGAAACCAAAAAATTGGCAACTAAGAAATCTTTGAGTTCATCATACTTGTACTTCTTGGCTAATTTGTAAAACTGAAACTTGTCTTTTCGTTTTGAAAATTGATCCTTTGTGACGTTGGTTTTGCCATTGTACTTAAAGTAATCGTAAGAATCAGTAGTAAAATGAAGTTTAATCGCATTGTATAATGAACATGCCGCAAAGCCTGTGTTCTCATCAATCATATAGGCAGTTTAGAGGTCTTTTTAAGTAAGTTGAGTTCTTGTGCTTCTTCTCGTATCTTCGCTTTAAGAGCAGAGGTGAGTAGTTTTGATGCTACATCAACCTCTAATCCTGCTTGCTCACAATGCCAAAGAATGGCTTCCATTTTAGATATACTCTTGTCTCTCGATATGGTTTCAATCAAGAGTGAGAAGTTACTTATTTCAGTTTTAGTTGGTGTTGTCATAGTATAATTATATCACAGTACAGAGTTTTTGTCAACTAATATTTCGCATAAAAGATATGATTGCCGATTGTTTTTACCGGATGAATATTATTCCATGCAGGATGAACATAATTCGCATGGTAGAATAGTATCTTTGCCTTTGCGATATCTTTGTGTAGAATACCTTCAGTCATTGCCTTTTTTGCAATTAATAAGGATTCTTCCCATGCATATTCATTGCGAACAGCATAAGACTTTTCACATACCCATGTAAACTGGCAAGTCTCACCAGTCTTCTGATACACAACTCCACATATATCTGATGGGAAGTTTTTGTTTTGTGTACGGTTCATTACAACTTGTGCTACGGCTAGTTTACCCTCATAAGGTTCCATAGCGGCTTCATAATATAAATTCTTTGCCATGCAAAGCACTTGTTTATTAAAATCATCCTTAACTGCTTGTGTTATAGATGGTGTGGTTTTAGCGTTTGTTGTTATAAG